AAGACCAAATCGGGGACACCTCGCAGCGAATCAAGACCCTTGCAAGCGACACCGTAAGAATTGACACCGTTGTTTCAGCGGTGCAGGGTATAACGGCAGGGTTCCAAATCGCCCAAGGTGCAGCAGCGTTGTTCGGGTCCGAGAACGAGGACTTGCAGAAATCATTGCTCAAGGTCCAAGGGGCGATGGCTCTCGCTACTGGAGTGCAGCAGGTCGCCAACCTGCTGAACAAGGATAGCATCCTGATAACCCAAGGGCAGGCAGCAGCACAGGCACTCTACGCAACCGCAGTCGGGGCAAGTACCGGGGCAATGAAGGCGTTTAGAATCGCCCTCCTTGCAACGGGTATCGGTGCAGCCATCGCAGCCGTAGGGCTTTTGATAGCCAAGTGGGACGACCTGACCGCAGCGGTCCGCAGGTTCTTGAACCTACCCGACCCAGCCATCGCAGCCAAGGCGAGGGAGCAGGCGTTGTTGCGTGAAGAAGCAGCCCTCTCCAATTACCGGGATGCATACGAAGCCCACACGGAGGCGCAGATTGAGGCCAACAGGAAGCGTGAAGAAGATGACAAGAAGACTGCAGAGGCTCGCAGGTTAATGATGGAAGAGCAGGCTCGCTCAAGGGCTATCATGGCTGAAACCGAAGTACTGCAAGCCAAGACAACGGCTGATGCTTTGGTGCAGATTACCGCTGACCAAAACGCCAAGCAGGACGCTTTGAACGCCCAAGCGGTGCAGACCGAGATGGAGCGTCGCATCAAGTTCAACGAGGACATGAAGGCGAACGAGCAAACCTTGGCCGACTTCAAGCAACAGGTAACCATGGACTCATTGCAAGCGGTTCAAAACATCTTGCAGTCCTTTGGCAATCAAAGCAAAGGAATCGCTCTTGCTGCGTTGGCTTTGGAGAAAGGTTCGGCCATTGCCCAAGTAATTATCAACCTTCAAAAAGAGATGGCAGGTAATACGGCTAATGCCGCTTTGAATCCAGCTAATGCAGTTACAGGTGGAGCAGCAGGGTTGGCTCAAGCGAAAACCCTCAACACGCTTTCAAAGATTCGTGCAGGGCTACGCATCGCAGCGATTACAGCAGCAGGTATTCAGGCAGGCAAGGCTATCACAAGCGGGGGCGATGGTGGTAGCGTTCCAGCGGGTGGCGGTGCAGCAGGTGGTGGTGGTGGAGGTGAAGCAGCAGCCCCGTCAATCTTTGCAAACCCGAATGTTACCGACCTGTCTGGATTCGGTCAAGGCCAAGGTCAAGGTTCATCACCGATGCGAGCCTATGTCGTGGAACGGGACATCACCCAAAGCACTCGCAGGGTACGGAGGTTGGAGGAATTTGCAACTCTTGGAGCCTAATCACATTTACCTGCATGGAACTACCCATTTATAGGATGACCGTGGACGAGGTGGATGAAGGGGTCCAATTCGTGGCCCTGACCGATATGCCAGCGATCGAACGGCCATTCCAAGCCTTCGCAAAGACACCACAAAAGTTCACTGAAACAGGCGAGCGGAGAGTGCTTACTGGCCCTCTCATGCTTGCAGACACACCCATCTTTAGGAAGGACGAAACCTATGGCGAGTACTACGTCGTATTCGACAAAGCCACCATCCGCAAAATCGTGCAGAAGTACTTCAAGCAAGGCAACCAGCACAACGTCAACGCTTACCACAATGCCGAACTGGATGGCGTGTTCATGTTCGAGTCATTTATAACCGATGCCGAGCGTGGCATCATGCCTCCCAAGGGCTACGAGGACACTCCTGATGGCTCTTGGTTCGGTTCCTTCAAAGTCGAGAACGACGAAGTTTGGGACAACCGCAACCTGTTCCGGGGTTTCTCCGTTGAGGGCCTGTTCGGGATGGACAAGACCGAATCCGAACTGGAGGTCGCACTCGCTGGCCTCGCTGACGAATTAACCGCTTTTTTGCAACAATTAACCCCCACCTACAAATCCCACTAACTATGAACCTGAAAAACGCAATCGAATCCCTGCGGACTGAACTCCGCAAATTCAGCACCCAAAAGCAGTCCTTTGCCGACTACAAGTTGACCGATGGCACGGTTGTCCGTGTGGATGGCGACCTCGTTGCCGGGACTGCCGTTTATGTCGTTGCCGAAGAAGGCACTCTCCCTGCACCCGATGGCGAGCATGTCGTCGAAGGTGTTGGCACGATCAAGACCGAAGGAGGCAAAATCGTCGAGGTCATCGCTGCTGAAGTAGCGACCCCCGAAATAGAAGCCTTGCCCGTTGCTGCTGAAATCACTCCCGAAGTGGCCGTTGAGGTTACCGAAGAAATCAAAGACGCTTATCCCGCAATGACCCCCGAAGTTGTGGAGGCCATCGTCGCCAAGCACCTCGGAGCCATCATGGAAGAACTCAAGGCAGCATACGCTGAAATGGGAAAGATGAAAGAGAAAATGTCCGCATTCGCATCGCAGGTTGAAACCATGGCCGATATCGTCGAAAAAGTTTCCGAACTCCCAGCCGAAGCCCCAAAAGCAAGCGGTTCAGCAATCGTTGAGCAACGCAAGGCTCAGGCATCGCAGAACTTCAACGCTCTCGCACAAGCACTCCAATCACTCAAAAAAAACTAAACCCCTAACCCCCCCCACTAACCATGGCATACAATTTTGGCAATCTAAGCGCCTACACCGACCAAGAGAGGCTTCCTCTCATCACCAAAGCGGTATTCTCCGCTCGTTCAGCAGCCCTGTTCACCAAGCAGGTGGGCATCAAGTTCGCATCTGCGTTGAACCTCATGGACACCGATGCAGTTCTGCAAGGCGGTGATACTTGCGGTTACACAAGTTCAGGAACTACCACATTCAGTCAGCGTGTCATCACCGTTGGCCGTATGAAGGTCATGGAAACTTTGTGTCCTCGCTCCTTGGAGCAGTACTGGATGCAGACCCAGTTGACTGCTGGTTCAATGTACGAAGGCGTTCCATTCGAGCAGGCGTTTGCCGAGCAGAAGGCTCTCCGCATCGCAGAAGCGTTGGAGAACGCAATTTGGAAGGGCAACACCTACTTTTCAGGTGTCAACCAGTTGTTGAACGCTGCTTCGGGTTCAACCATTAGCGGTAACACAGGAGCGGTATCGGCCTCCGTTGGTATCACCACAGGCAACGCAATCGCCATCTTCGACGGCATCTACAACCAAATTCCACAGGCCATCTTGACCAAGACTGACCTCGTAATCTTCTGCGGCTGGGACAACTTCCGTACGTTGATTGGTGCGTTCAAATCAACCGCTAACGTCCTGTATAACCAAGTTGACTTGGCTGGCCTTGCTGACGGGGACATCATGTATCCCGGCACAAACGTCCGTGTCATTGCAGTCCCCGGCTTGACTGGAACAAACCGCATCGTTTCGTCTTACCTCGGTAACTTCTTTTACGGAACCGATCTTTTGTCCGACGAAGAGCAGTTTTCCATCTTTTATGCACGCGAAAACGACGAAGTACGGAGTATCGCAGCTTTCAAAGCAGGCGTGCAACTGGCGTATCCAGACTTGGTTGTTGACTTCCGCTTGACCTAATGTGTAGGGGGGAGGGAAACCTCCCCTCACTTTTTTGTTCTCTTGAAACTTAAAACCCAAATACACATATGTCCTGCTCCTTAACAACTGGCTACGCCCTCGGCTGCCGTGATTCCGTAGGTGGAATCAAAACAATTTACGTCCAAGGCTGGAATGCTACGGGAACCGTTAACACCAATGGCTCCGGTACTGTTACAGGCTTCACGGGTTTCTCTTCGGGTTTCTACGAGTACGACTTGACCAAGGCTACGTCATCCTTGACCGAAACCTTAAACGCAAGCATCGAGAACGGCTCGATTTACTACACCCCTGAGGTTACCTTTACCATCAACAAACTGCAAGTCGCAGTACGCAACGAACTCCGCCTGCTTGCTCGCAACCGCTTGCTGGTCATCGTCCAAGACAACAACAATCGATACTGGGTGTTGGGTGCTGCGAACGGCCTTGAGGCAACTGCTGGAACTGCTGGCAGTGGTACTGCATTCGGAGATAGAAGTGGCTACGAAATGACGCTGACAGGGATGGAACCCGACCCAATGCTTTTGATTGTGTCAACAACTTTTACACCGTTGGCCACACAAATCGCAGGTTCGTAGTATCTTCGCATCAGGTTTTCATCATCTGAGGTTTGAGAGGGGCAGTCAGCAATGGCTGCCCTTCTTATTTTTACGGCCATGAAGATTTGCATCGTTTACAACGCCCATCCAACCGGGTGCAGTTACTACCGCCTTGAAATGCCGAACGCATACCTTGGCGATAACTACCCGGAGTTCGACTATGTGTGCGTGGAGAACATCACCACGATCAGCGACGAGGGATTAAAGTCGATTGACCTGTTCCTATTCAGCCGTTTGTGGTGTCAGGGAACGATGGAGCAGGTGGAGAATGTCTACAAAGCCTTGACCCAATACGGAGCGAAAGTCATCCTTGACTTGGACGACTACTGGGTGCTTGAATCGGGCCACATCATGTACCGCCACTATCACCAAACCAAACTCGCAGAGGTCATCCGTAAGCACATCAAATTGGCTGACTGGGTTACCTGTACCACCGAGCATCTTGCTGCTCGCATACGGCCTCTAAATGCGAATGTGAGCATATTGCAGAACGAACCCTACGAAGCCTATCAGCAATTCATCCCCAACCCGGAAGAAGAACCCGACAAGCACCTCGTCAAGTTCGGTTGGTTCGGAGGTGCGCAGCACGGAGAGGACATGGAACTGCTCCGTGAGGGGATGCAGAAACTACGCTGGGATGCAAACTTGGACGGCAAGTACCGCCTCTATCTCGGAGGCTGGAACGACAACAACCCAGTTTACGAGGGCTACGAGAAAATCATAAGCGACCAAGGCAACAACCCGAACTACGGACGCATTCAGGCTGCTGACATCTACTCGTATGTGGGGGGTTACAACTTCGTGAACGTAACGCTTGCACCGCTCCGGGACACCAAGTTCAACAAACTCAAGTCCGAGTTGAAGGTGGTTGAGGCAGGGTGGATGAACAAAGCCATCATCGCATCCGAAACCATCCCCTATACCGACGTAATCAAGCACGGGGAGAACGGATTTCTTGTGCCTTACAACAAACCCAAGGACTGGTACAAGTACATCAAGCAGTTGATTCTTGACCCCGACCTACGCAAAGGCTTGGCTGACAACCTAACCCGTGATATAAAATCACGGTTTAACGTGGCCGAAACCGCCAAGAAGCGGGCCGAACTATACAGGCAGATTGGGCGCAAATTGTGAAATTCGGGGGCATCGCACATTTACAAGCAGATGCTTTACCTAAACCCTGACACGACCAACACGATTA